CATCTGCGTTAATTGGTGGTTGGACAGTAGGGGCAAATATATTTGAAGCATCAAATAGTTCAGCATCAGGATCTTATATTGGTCTTTCATCAAATGGAGCATATGCAATTTATGCAGGAGGTGATTCAGGAGGTGGAGGTACTCCTAAATTTACTGTTACAAAGGCAGGTGCAGTAATAGCAAGCGATATAAAAATTACTGCTGGCAAATTAGATATTGGTGCAGATGCACCAAGTGGTTTTCATGTAAGCAATGCAGGAGTACTTACTGCAACTGGTGTGGATATAGTTGGAAGGATTAAAGCAACTTCTGGTGAATTAGGAACATTAACTGTAACAGGAGATATAACAGCGGGGACTGTTGGTGGTGCAAGAGTAAGTATTACACCTACTGGTATATCTGTATGGGACGGTTCTGCGACACCACAAAGAACAACTTATATATCTGGTACGGCAGGTGCTGGAGGAGTTACATTTAGTACAGATTCAGCTACTATAGGTAAATGGGATGTAAATACTACAGGTATTTATAAAACAAACGGTTATGGAACTTTAAAATTAGATTCTGGTTTAAATGCAATTTATTCTGTAAATACGGGAACAACAACTTATACGGCAGGATTAAGTGCTGGATCTTCAACATCTCCTTCAGATATTGTATTCTGGGCGGGGACTGCAGGAATTGCTAGTTCAAGTAATAATTTTTATGTAACAAGAGATGGGACATTAAATGCTGCAGGTGCCGTTATTGGTGGCACATCTAAAATTAATAATGTAACGGCATCGGATATAACTAGAGATGCAGCAAAAGGCGCAACAGCATTACAGTCTATACCTTCAAATTATCTTACTACATCAACTTCAATTTCTGGTGGTCAAATAACAACTGGAACTATTAAAAATGGATCATTTCCAGGAACTGGAAGTACACAAGCATCAGATGGCTCAGGATTTTCAGTTAGTGGAATGTCAATAAATCTTGACAATTCAAGTATAACATCTCCTAATTTTAGAATTGTTGGAAGTGGAGTTAATGGGCAAACAGCAGGAACTGCTTATTTTAGAGGAACAATTGGTTCTGGTTCTACAATTACAGGTTCTTCATTTTCTACACCAAGCGGGGGAATTTTTTTGGGGACAAATACAGCAGGAACTTTTGATTGGATAAATTTTGTAGCTGGAAACTCTACAGCTTCACTTTCACTTGTATCTAATGGTCTTGGATTACAAGGTCCAGGTTCTAATGGATTAAATCTTACAACTGCAGGAAGTGTTTCACTATTTAATTCTTTAAATGCAATAAATATTACTCAAGGGACTGGAAATATTTATTTAAATTCATCAGTTAGTCCAACTGCTAGAGGTTTGAAAAATATTATGGTGTACAACGATGCTGGTGCGACTAGTCTTGGTATAACAAATGGTGCAGCAGTTGATAATAATACTGGAACTTACACAGTTGGAGATATAGTATTCACATACTAAAATAAAATATGATAATTAATAATGTAAATTCAATTTGGCAACAAACAACTTCAGCATATGCAGTGGTAAATGTAGCAGGAGTTAATACTTGGAAAAAAATTATGTCTGGATTTGCAAATATAAATGGAGTATGGAAACAAATTTATAATTCAGCTATAATTCCAATAGAGCCAGTAACAAGAGTTACAATAAGTCAATCAACAAATGCAACAACGGGCATAATTACATTAACGGGCACAAATTATTCTTGGACTGGGCCTGGCCCTAGGTCTTCAACTTATAAATTTGAAAAATCAACAGACAATGCTACTTGGTCTGATTTGACTACATATGCAATAATAACTGAACCAGCTACTGGTTCTTCTAATACTAAAACTTATAATTTAATTCAAGCAAATGTTGTTGCAAATACTACAAATTATTATAGATTTACTGTGCATGCTACAGCAGGAGCTCTTTTTGGAGATTCAACTTCTACAAATACAACAGTAGAGGGTCCAAGAAATATATCTAACTTATCTGCTGCAAATAATGCAACTACTCCAACAACACAAGTAGATTTAACTTGGACAGCTCCCACAGGGGCTGGAAGGCAACAAATTTTGTATAAAAAAGCCAGTGAAACAGTATGGACAAATTTTGGGGGAGTAACTGGAACAACAACTTCAATTACAGTAGCTGGATTAACCGCAAGTACATCTTATAACTTTAAAGTCGTTCCTTGGACGGGAACAGTAGGAACAGTGACTGGATCATTTACGGGTTATTATGGTAATGATTCTAATATAGCAACTATTTCAACTGCAGCCCCAACATATATATTTGCATTTGGAGATAAAATTTCAATATCAACAAATGGCTATATAAGTATTGATAACCCTCCAACTACAAATACTGCAGATGCGGTAACAAGTACTACGGGAACCGTAATTGCAATAATACCTAAAGACCTAGTTCAATCTAACTTGTACTATTGGTCAGATAATACATATTATAAAGTTCGTTGGGAAGGCTATAATTATGGTCAAACATCTCAAACACAAATTTATGAAATTACATTTACAGCAACACAATCATATGCAGATGTAAATTTAATTACAAGTTACAATGCAGCAGGTGTAGTTGGAGCTTTATATTTAAATGGAGTTGCTAAAACTAGCTATCCATCTGCTTTAGTTGCAGGATCAAAATATAGAGTTTATTTTAACGGTACCACTTCACCAACAACAATTACTTATACTCCACAAGATGTAGCATCTATGAAAAATGATACAACTAATAATTTAGGAGATGTTGCACAAACTACTTTAACTACAGCATCATTCCAAAATAGTAATTCAGCTCCAGTTAATACTGTATCTCCAGTAGTTACTCCAAGTACAGGCCCAGCTGGAACAACTACGTTTACTTCAACTAATGGAACATGGACTGGATCACCAACACCAACATACGCTTATCAATGGCAATACCAAGATCAAACAACTGTTTGGCTATCTATAAATCTTGCAACATCTTCAACTTATACACCACCATCTAATTACGTTGCATTATATGGGTCTTCTTTAAGATGTCGTGTAACAGCAACTAATACAGTATCTGCAGTAACAGCCACTTCTAATTCAGTAACTGTATCAGCTGCAGCAGCAGGACCAACAGTTACATCCAGCACATATGCACCTTACAGCGGAACAATTGGAACTGCTTTAACTTTAGCAACAGGCGGGACAGTTGATGATGGTTATTATGTAGCAACATTACCGTATTACATTACATTTAATGGTGTATCAACTAATACAATAAATATTGGTACAAATTCATATGCTACATTTGGTTTAGGAAATGGGTCAACTTTGTATAGTTCATTATCTGCAACAAACCCTGCATATAATAAAATAATGGTAGATGCAGGAGATAGAAGTTCCAATACAGTTTGGTTAAAAACTGGAAACTTTCAAGTATCTCCATATTATGCATATTTTTATATACACGGAGAATTTGGAAGTTCAACTACTCCAGGCAATGCTATTCAATGGGAAATTTATGGAAGTGAACAAAATATAAAAGATTTATATTTAACTGTAAAGACATCTACAAATACAGGAGTCTATAACATATCTAGTTCTACTGGAACAATATGGGGAACTCCTGGAGCGGGAGTAGTAACAGGTAATCCAGGAACTACAGGCCTTACATACAAAATTACTTCACAGTAATATGATATAATAAGAAAGGAGGAAATATGACTAGTATATTGACAAACGAAGATAAAATTGCTATTATTAATTCACATATAACAAATATATCTCAGAACAAGTATAATTCTGAGCTTTCTCTTATAGAAGAGAATGCAAGATCAAACAAAGAACAATCAGTTATTGATAAGATAAATCAAATAATTACTGATTATTCAGATCAAATTACTGCTCTTGAAGCAGAAAAAAACAAACTAAAATAATAGAAAGAGATAAAAATGGATAAGGCAGAACTAATAATTACTGCATTACAGCAACGTATTGGCGAACTTGTTTCAAATTATGAAACACAGGTTGCTATCCTTAGAGCAGAGATTACTCAGCTTGTTGAAAAAGAAAAAGAAGTAGAAAAGGCAAAGGATGATTATTCTAAAAGCCTTGAAGAAAAAATCTCAAACTAAAGCATATAATCCCATTGTTCCAAGTGGACTAATATCTCATACAGAGATAGGGTATTTTTATGTTAAAGGTAAAAAGAGATTTAGGTTTGTATCTGATAGAGCCATGTCTTCTTGGGCCCTGCCCATTATCGAAACAAAAGAAGCAATGATGGCGGGATCACCAATAAGTGGTCTACTAGGATTTAGAGATGGATCTTTGGTCAAGGACATATCAGATGGTAAAATATATCTTATAAGCGATTCAAAACGCAGGCATATAACAGATCCAGATGTGCTTAAATGGTTAAATTGTGATATTGTGGATGTAGGTCAGAAAGAAATTTCAATACATTCCGAAGGGGAGAAACTATAATGGCAGTAACACCAAATGATAACGCAGTAATTGATTACGCTACAATTCAGGCTATAATAACAGAATTATCTTCTTTACGTTCAACAGTAGATTCGCTATCAGCAACTAGTGCTTTGACCATTGATAATGCAGCTGGAACCAACAGTGTATCTACAGTTACTTCACAAATTAAAAAAGCAACTACAATTAAATCAACAACCATTACATTTACTTTTGAAAAATTGAAAACTGTAGAATGGTTTGGAATGATGCCATATGCAGCAGCAAAAACTGGATGGTCTTATGTTGTTACAAAAATTAGCGGAAATGTAGTCACGGTAGTAGTAGACCCTGCTGGTTTACCTAAAATTACGGGTGCACAAGCGTGGGGATATGCAACAGGGGTACAAGCATAAAAAATGTACCAACCTATCAAAAGTTGGGTAAAACGAGATAGGAAAGTAAGTAAAGAAGGATATGTTTTGATAAAAATACCAGAACATCCTAAAAACTTTAAAGGTTTTTATTACGAGCATAGGCTTATAATAGAAAGTCAAATAGATAGAATTTTGGAGGATTGGGAAACCATCCACCACATTAATGAAATAAAGACAGATAATAGAATAATTAATTTATTTCTTTGTTCAAGAAAAGAACATGATAAAGCTCATGTCGCTTGACAAAAATAGTACTATGTCGGTACAATAAGTATAAGAGAAAGATAAAATATGAAACAGTATAAATCAGTTTTAACTGAAGATTTTGCGACCTTTTTATATCAATTTGCAGATGACACAGTAAGAGATAAAAGAAAAGATCCTGTTTCTTTTTATCTAAATAAAGCGTGGGATAACAATATTGTCTATGACAGCGCTCCCGTAATATGCATAAGAATGCCACAAGAATTAGTTGATCAATTCAACACACAAATGCAGGCTCAAGGAATTTTAAATCCAGAAGAAGATAACCTACCCACATATGGGCAGGTAATGCTTTATGTATGGACAAAAAATTCTTATATAGCAGAGCACTCAGATCCACATGGAAAAGCTATCACCATTTATTTAAATAAAGAATGGAAATATAATGATGGCGGGATGTTCAATTGGTTTGATGAAGAATCACAAGAATGGAAATCTGTTCTTCCTTCATTTAATTCAGCAATGGTTAATAACTCAGCAGCACTACATGGTATTAGCCCAGTTAAAGCAGATAACAAATTCAGAATCACTGTACAGTGTTTCGTAACCAAAAAGGAAAACAATGGCTAATGATTTAAAATGGATGATGGTTTCGGATGTTCACTTTCCTAGACACGATCCAAGAAAAGTAGAATTATTTTTAAAAGTAATGAAGGCTTGGAAACCAGATGCAGTAGACCTATTAGGTGATATTGATGATGCTGATTCAACAAGTCGTTGGGCAGACGGGACTCCAGATGAACTTGCTTCAATTATGGAGGGCGGAGTTCAAGGAACTAGAGAGTTCTTAAAAGATATTAGAGAACTTGTTCCCAATGCAGACTGTCATTTTCATGATGGTAATCACGGATGGACAAGACATGGAGAATACTTGGCAAAGAAAGCTCCAACATTTTTAGATTTCGTTACACCAGATACACTCTATGAATATAATAAGTACGGCTTTAACTGGCATCATTATGATGCACCACCAGTTAAACGCTTTGGTGATATGTATGGTCATCATGGTGAGTCCATTTCAAAACACTCTGGAGAATCTGTACGTAACGATGTAAACAACTTTGGTATATCCTTAGTTCGTGGACACTCTCATCGCATGGGAGCTTATTTTCAAACATACAATATCACAGGTCAAGAACTTCGTGGATATGAAATTGGCCACCTATGCGATGAAACACAAATGGATTATTCCATACAAAAAAATTGGCAGGCAGGTTTTGCAATTGCACATGTCGTCAATGATTACCCACACATGCAGCTAATTCAGATAACAAATGATTATACGTGTGTGGTAGATGGAAAAGTATTTTCTGTCTAAACTACAAAGGAGAAAAAAATATGAAGATTAACTCAGCGATGATTGAATCTTATGTTAGAAACCTAATAGGTCAAGTTATTGGCGCTGTAACAATTGTTACTGCTACCAGTAATATTTCAGTTACCAATTTTGGTTCTGAGCAATGGAAGTTGGTTGCAAATGCACTATGGGCATCACTTGTCCCAGTCATTTTAAGATATGCTAATAAAAAGGATCCAGCATTTGGTATTGTTGCACAAGCAGCAGTTCAAACTGGTAATGGCGCAGACGCTCGTTACGATCAGAAACAAGCAGCTAAGTCTGTTGCAAAAAAGGCAACACCTAAAAAGAAAGCTGCTGCTAAGTAAAACTAAGCAGAAGATAACTTAATAATGTACTGTAAAAAATGCAATGGTAGAGTTTTTATAGATAGAGTTTATTCCCAAAAACTCAGGATCGAACTATATTGCATTATGTGTGGGAATAGATGGATGATCAAGAAAGAGTATGCATTCGGAAAATGGTTGACAAAAAAAGAAGAAAGACTCCACAGCGGTTTAGGTATTTCTATCTAAATAGTCAGCTGCATAAAGTGCTTCGTCAATCAAGGGCTGAAGACCTACTTGTATCTTGGAACTATCAAATGGGTAAGCGTGTTGCTTATAATTTATCAGAAGTGAATAAAGCAATGCAGCATGCTTACCCAATATCTAAAGTTGTAAAAATTATTGGAAAGCATGAAGATACAATTAAAAGACATTTATATGCGGGTAATTTAAAGTATCCAGAACAAGTTTATTCTTTAAATGGAAACAAAACTCCAGGTAAGTATTATTGGAGTCAAGATGATGTAAGAGATATGCATGAATTTTTTAAAACAGTTCACAGGGGAAGACCAAGAATAGATGGAGAAATTACTCCAGGCAATATGCCAAGCAGGGCTGAGATAGAAGCAATTATGAGACAGGAAAATATTTTATATGTTAAAGATGATGATGGAAATTTTGTACCAGTTTGGAAGCAACCAGAATGGTAGATAAAATGAATAAAGAATCCAGAACTGTTCTTAATCAAGCCCTATTAGTTTTAGAGCATGCTATGGAATTAGCAGTAGAAAAAGAAGACCTAGAGACAATGATAGCTATTTCTGATAGACTAATGATGTTATACCAGCATTTATCAGATAAAGGTGCTAAAAAGTTTAAAGCAGGATTTGCTTTTGCCGACAAAGAAGAGGTAATAAAAGATGAACAACCAGACGAACGTTAGAGTTGAATTACAGTTTACTAGAAATTTAGGAAATTATGAAAGTCTTAAAGTTTCAATAGGAGTAGAAGATCAAGTACGCTCAACAGATGCAAATGTTGACGAAGCAACAAATAGGGTGTATGATTTCGTAGAGAAGAAGTTAATGGAAAAAGTTAACGAAATTGAAGAAGAGCTAAAAGGCGGAAAAGAAAAGAAATGACAAAAGATGAAGCAAAGCAAGCCTATGGTTTAGTTTCGCTTTATTGTGCTCTATATAAAGAGAGTTATAAAAAAACTGCCGTTGTAAACCGATATAGAGAAAAATGGGCAATGCAAGATGTTGTTGATAGCGTTGGGCACGATAGAGCAAAAGAATTGCTTGAGTATTATTTTAAAACAACAAAGTCTGGCCACCCTATCTCTTGGTTCTTTTATAACTTTGAAAAATTAGATTTATCGCTTCAGCAATCACAAGAAGATAAAACTCGTAGAGAATTAATAAGAAACAAAACAAAGCTTATGGTAGAGGAGATAGATAATGAACAATGAGGCAGCAGTAATCACAGCAGTATGTGAAAATAAAGATATCTCTACCGTATTAGCAAACAACATTGATGAAATATTTGTATCCCATAAAGATGTATGGGAAGGTTTAAAGTCTTACTATATGAAGTTTAAGGCTGTACCAGATATTTCAGTGCTTACAGAAAGATTTAAAGATTTCGAGCCACAAAAGGTAAAGGGAGAAACCGCATACTACCTTGATCAATTAAAGAATGAATATTTGGCGGGAAGAATCAGAAATCTTCTTCTTACGTCTGGGCAAAGTTTGAAGAACAACGCCTCATCTAGAATTATTGCTGATATGCAAAGAGAGCTTATGTCTCTTGGAAAATTGACTGCCAATGTTAGAGATGTTGATTTAACTGATTTTAAGGCTGCTGCACAACATTTTGAAGCAGTAAAGAATCGTTCAGATGCTATGGGCGGATCTCCAGGAATTATGACAGGCTTTAAAGCCATAGACTATGCCTACCCCACTGGAATGGCCCCAGGACACCTTATAGTGATGATTGGTTGGCCAGGTAAGGGTAAGACTTGGTTCTCGTCTTATTTGGCCTGCAAAGCCTGGGAACAGGGCTTTAAACCTATGATTGTGTCTCTTGAAATGACCCCTGAGAATATGCGTGACCGAATCTATACTATGTTGGGCAGCGGGTTGTTCAAAGCTTCAGATTTCTCTAGAGGCGCTATTGATATGGACGTATTTGATGATTGGGGAACTAAAAAGTTTTCAGATAAGAATCAGTTTATTCTAGTATCTAATGAAGGTTCTGGTCAGGTAACACCTACAACAATTCAAGCTAAAATTGATCAGCATAAACCAGACTTGGTGATTCTTGATTATCATCAACTATTTGGAGATTCAAATAATTCAAAAGCTCCAACAGAGCGTAATATGAATATTTCTCGTGAGTTTAAAATGCTTGCTGTGAGAAACAATATTCCAGTAATTGATATTACAGCAGCAACAGCAGAAGAAACTTCAGATCATGACTCACCACCAATGCTAAATCAGGTGGCTTGGTCTAAAGCAATTGAATATGATGCAGATATGGCTATTGCTGTTCATAAGATGCCAGATAACAATATTATGGAAGTTGTAAGTCGTAAAAATAGACATGGCACAGAGTTTGCATTCTATTTAGATTGGGATATTAATCGGGGAATTGTAAAGGAAGTTTACGAGCAACCAATAAATTAGTGTTAGCACTATGACATGTATGCTCATCTTGGTATAATTTATACAAAGATAGGTGATCATGTACCCGAGAAAAATACATGACTTTTGGATATCTGGTATTATAAAAGATGATGCTAAATTCCAAAGCTCAAGGGAGAATTATGAAAGACTTTTGGTCCAGCAGATGCGAGACAAAGGTTATATTCCTGTCCTTGACATGCAGCCACAATTTAATGTAAAATATAATAAGGATAAAGATCACTATACTTTCAACCTAGTTATGTATGGGATTTATCTTGGTAAAGCTAAAGCAAAAAAATATGAAGGTTTTTCAGGACAGAGTTTAATACCTAAAGGATAAAAATGGCAGACACATATAGCAGAGCGGATTTACGCTCTATTTTGCGTTCCGCAAATGTTGATATAGTTTCTGAGACTGGTACTGATTTTTTATGCCTATGTCCTTTTCATAGAAATATGGACACACCTTCTTTTGCTGTTAGTTATGCAAAAGGGCTTTATGTTTGTTATAACCCTTCTTGTAATGTGGGCGGGACCATACTAGATTTAGTAAAAGAACTTACTGGTAGAAATGACTTCGAAGCACTTAGATTTATACAATCAAATAAGTTAACATCTGAAGAATTACTAGAACAAGAACTTGCAGACTTATTAGAAGATAAACCAGAGTTTACAGAATTTTCAAGTGAAACATTAAAGTCTTTACATGATGGAGTTACTGAGGAGGCAAAAAATTATTATGCTACAAGAAATATTAACCTTGATGCTATTGATTATTTTAGTTTGGGATATTCACAAAAACAAGGAATGGTAACAGTCCCGCTACATTCTCCAGACGGAATTGCAGTAGGAGTTATTGGAAGATCAATTGAAGGTAAGTCATTCAAGAATAGCCCAAACCTTCCACGTAATAAAACTATGTTTAATCTACATAGGGCTAAACGTCAAGGTGGAACTATTATAGTTGTAGAGTCTAGCTTTGATGCTATTCGTTTATGGCAAGCGGGTTTTCCAAATGCTGTAGCAACTTTAGGTGGAAGCATATCAGATACAAACATTCAACATTTAAATAAGTATTCATCTACAATCATACTTATGACTGATAACGATTTAGCAGGTAGGGCATTAGGTTCACATATTGCTAATAAATTAAAGAATAAAGATATACTATGGGCTTATTATGACCATAATGTTATATACCCTCATGGCGCAAAAGATGTTGGCGATATGACAGATGAAGAAATTAAACAGTGTATTAAGAATGCAATTCCGCATTTTGAATATGCTATTTTGTGATATAATAGTAACACAGGGCATGTATAGCCCACTACACAAGGAGAATATATTATGGGAATCGTAAAAGGTTTAAACGCTATGAATAAGCAAATGGAAAGACCCGCCTCATCTAATGACGGTGTAAAAGGAAGATGGCTACAACTTAAAGATGGCCAATCTGTAAAAATTAGATTTATGCAAGAACTTGATCCAGACTCACCTACTTATTTAGAAAAAGCTGGTTTGGGTTTTATTGCAGTTGAACACACAAATCCAAAAGACTATAAGCGAAAAGCTTTGTGTTCTGTTGAAGACCAAGGTCGTTGCTTTGGTTGCGAAGAGCATCGCAAAGATCCAAAAGCTGGTTGGAAAGGTCGCAGTCGCCTATACGCAAACGTGTTGGTTGATGATGGTGAAGAAGAATCTTATGTTGCAATTTTTTCTCAAGGTGCAGGACCAAAATCTGCAACACCAGAAATTATTCAATACGCAGGTGAAACTGGAAGTATTACAAATGTAGTTTGGCGCTTAAAGCGTACAGGTGAAAAAACTGATACAAACTATTCAATTATTCCTTTGCCAACTGCTGATTCTGCTCCAATTGATTTGGAAAAGTATGAATTGTTTGATCTTGAAAAGACAGCAGTTCGTGATGTTCAGTATGCAGAACAGGAAGCATTTTATCTAGGTATCACTACTGATTCTTCAGATTCACATGCATCATCTACTTCATCCGCCGTTGAGTGGTAATCTAAAAAACTAATAGAAAAGATAAACATGTCTGACTTTGTACATTTACATGTCCATAGCCATTACTCTTTAATGGATGGGCTTAATACTCCACACGAATTGCTGGAGGCTGCTAAAAATGCGGGTCAGTCATGTTTGTCTATTACAGATCATGGAACATTATCTTCACATAGAGATATGCAAATTGCTGCAAAAGAATTAGGCATGAAACCTATTTTAGGTATTGAAGCTTACATATCTCCTACAGATAGATTTGATAAGCGTGTTGTATCAAAGCGTGATGATAATACTTCATTGTATAACCATATTATTTTGTTGGCTAAAGATGATTTAGGTGTAAAAAATTTACAAAAACTTTCTCAGATTGCTTGGACAGAAGGTTATTACCATAAGCCAAGAATTGATATGGAAGTCCTTTTTGAATATGGTGACGGTATAATTGTTATATCGGGATGTATGAATGGGCTTATCTCTAAAGCAATAATTCGTGGAGATAATGAAAAGGCAAGAGAACTTGCTAAACTATTTAAAAATCGTTTTGGTGAAGATTTTTATATGGAAGTTCAAGCTCATAATCCACCTGAATTAAATAGCGCTCTGCTTGAATTAGCAGATGAGTTGGGGGTAAAATCAGTTGCTACAGGAGACTGCCATTTTGCTAAAAAAGAGGAAAGGGATTTGGAAGAACTCCTCCTTATCTTATCCACAAAGCCACAACAAAACAAAGATGCAGACTACGCAAGTGGTCGTTCGCATTCTACTATCCTTGATCGCTTTGATCATATTTATCCCGATAGGCCTATTTCTTTCGCTGATATCAATGTTTATATTCAATCCTATTCTGAGATTAAAGAGGACTTTGAAAAAGCGAATGTCTTAAGAACAGATATTTATGAATCTTCTTTAGAAATTGCTAATAAAATTAAAGAATACGATTTTCATGAGAATTTAGATTTACTACCAGTACCAAAAAAGAATGCGTTAAAAACAGTAAAAGATTTATGTGAGAAGTCATTAATAGAAATGGGTTTAGATAATGAAACATACAGAGAAAGACTCAAAGAAGAGCTTCAAGTTATTTCCGATAAAAACTTTGCTAGCTATTTCCTTGTTGTTGGGGATATGGTTGGTTGGGCAAAAGAAAATGAAATCCTTGTTGGACCAGGAAGAGGATCTGCAGCAGGGTCGTTAGTTTGTTATTTAATGGGTATTACAGAAGTAGACCCAATTAAATTTGATTTATTATTTTTTAGATTTATTAATCCAGAAAGAAATGACTTTCCAGATATTGATACAGATTTTATGGATCGCCGTCGTGGAGAAGTAAAAGAATATCTACGAAAGAAGTTTAAGCATGTTGCTTCAATTTCTACATTTCAATACTTTAAAGATAAAGGGGTAATTCGTGACGTTGCTAGGGCATTCCTTGTCCCACTTGGTGAAGTTAATAAAGCACTTAAGAATGTTGAGACGTTTGAGGAATATGAAAGTAATTCATCCACCGAAGAATTTCGGAAAAAATATCCAGAAGTAACTAAATATGCTTCAATGTTGCGTGGGAAAATTCGTGGGAACGGAATGCATGCAGCGGGAGTTGTAGTTGCAAAAGATGATATTAGTAAGTATGTACCAATTGAAACAAGAAAAGATCCAAATGATTCAGTATCTGGAAGAATACCAGTTGTTGCATATGATATGGATCAGACAGCAGATTTAGGATTAATTAAATTAGATGTGCTTGGACTTAAAACTTTATCTGTTATTGATGATACATTGAGAACAATTGAACATATCAAAAAGAAAAAAGTTGACCTTAAGTCTTTGACTTTAGATGATCCAAAAGTGTTTGAAATGATTTCAAATGGATTTACAAAAGGTGTATTTCAAGCAGAAGCAACTCCATATACAAATTTATTGATGAAAATGGGAGTAAGTAATTTTGAAGATCTTGCAGCATCTAACGCTCTTGTTCGTCCAGGTGCTATGAATACTGTGGGTGGCTCATACATTCGCCGTAAAAAAGGTGATGAAATGGTTACATATGCTCATCCAATTATGCACGAATTTACAGAGCGTACTTATGGAGTTATTATTTATCAAGAACAAGTTATGCAAGCTTGCGTACATTTGGGCGGTATGACTTGGATGGAAGCGGATAAAGTTCGTAAAATTATTGGAAAGAAGAAAGATGCTAAAGAGTTTGATATATTTAAAGATCAATTTATTGCGGGTGCAAGTAAACACATTACTTCAGAAGATGCAGCCAAATTATGGCATGATTTTGAAGCTCATGCGGGGTATTCGTTTAACCGTTCTCATGCCATTGCTTACTCTATGCTTAGTTATTATACTGCTTGGCTTAAGTATTATTACCCTCTTGAGTTTATGTTTGCCATTCTCAAGAACGAAAAGGATAAAGATGCAAGAACAGATTATCTCTTGGAAGCCAAACGATTGGGTATTAAAGTCCTTCTCCCGCATATTAACGAATCGGAATTAGATTTTAGTATTCAAGGAAATTCAATTCGTTTTGGTTTATCTAATATTAAATATATATCTGATAATATCGGCAGCAAGATTACTTTAGTCAGACCATTCAAATCATATTCAGATTTTAAAGAAAAAGCTAATGCTAAAGGCAGTGGTATCAATTCCAGAGCAATTGATTCTTTAAATATGATTGGCGCTGCTGCATTTGATGATAATAAAAGGACTGGCACAGAAAATGAAAATCTGTATGAATACCTTGGTATTCCAAAATTTGATACTGGTAAACTGAGTCCTAAGATTAAATCTCAGGTTAACCCGTTAGAAGATTTTCTTGAACAAGGCTGTTTTGTATTGCTTGCTATGGTTAAAGCAATTAAAAAAGGGCAGGGATGGTCAAGAGTAGAACTTGTAGATGACACAGGATCAGTTGGTATATTCCATAGTGAAAACACACAGATTGAAACGGGCAATATGTATTTCTTTTTAGTTGGAGATAATAGAATCCATAAATATGTTACAATTAATGATGTGGTGGATAAAAAAGATGATCCATTTGTAACTTGGCTTTACAGAGATAAGATAAACATTGAAAGTGGAAAAAGGCTTGTTCTTGATTTTACAAATTATAAGACCAAGCAAAATAAAATGATGGCTCATATAATTTTATCTGATATGGATAAAAATCTTGAACGAGTTATTGCTTTCCCAAAACTATACACAACAGCTTTAGGTAAGATGAGACCAGGATCTATTTGCGATCCAGCAATAGGTCGCATGGATGATGGAACATTATTTGTAAAGGAGGTGACAATATGAGCGAAGATACAACAAAGGTTATAGATGCAGCAAACATTCCAATTGGAATTGAGCAGATCTGTGCTGCTATTCTTGAGAAGCTTGGTCCAATTGATATTGAGATTGAGCATCTGCTAAAAGATTATTCAGGTAAGAGTATTTCAGTAAGCCAAGATGAGGATAGTCAAGCTATTACATTTACACTTGCAGAAGTGCCAGCAGAAAATCAATAAAAGCGGTATAATAGGATTAATGTGTAAAGCATATGTTCTTCAAGGTACGGAAAACGAATATCTTTTAGTGGTAAAAGCTAAAGATGAAAAAGAAATACGTAAAGTTATAGATGCATTAACTTCCAGTCATGTAACATCAGTAAAAGACTTGGGAGACGAATTAGAAAAGAGTTTAAATCAAGATGTTGACAGAAGAGATCCTAGCGAAATTAGATCCAAAAACAAGAGCAAGAGTTCAAATAGCAACAACAGTAGACGTAGAAAAACAAAAGACTCCTAGTATTGGCCTAAATATGGCCTTAAAAGGTGGCTTTGGATATGGCCGTCAAGTTCTTGTATGGGGTAATAAATCTGCTGGTAAATCTTCTTTTTGTTTACAGATGATTGCAGATGCACAGCAAAATGGAAAAACATGTGCTTGGATTGATGCAGAAGCTTCCTACTCGGCTGAATGGGCAAAAAAATTAGGAGTAGATTCTGAAAAACTAATTTATTCTCCTGCAAAAACAATCAATGATATGGTTGATGTTGCTACACAACTTATGGATGCGGGTGTTGATTTAATTGTAGTTGATTCTATTTCAGCATTACTTCCAGCAATTTATTTTGAAAAAGATAGTTCAGATTTAAAAAAATTAGAAGACACCAAGCAGATTGGTGCAGAAGCAAAGGATATGACACATGCAGTCAAAATGCTTAACTACGCAAACAAAAACACATTACTTGTTCTCATCTCACAACAACGAAATCAATTTGGATCTATGCATGCTAGTCACATCCCCACAGGTGGCATGGCAGTCAAGTTCTTTTCCTCCACTGTCATTAAGCTCTGGTCTTCTGAAGCTGAAGCAAATGCTATTAAGTCTGGTATTCAAGTGGGTGACAAAATCATTGAACAAAGAGTTGGAAGGCCAGTTAATTGGATTGTTGATTACAACAAACTTGGCCCCCCAAATTTATCGGGACAATATGACTTTTACTACCAAGGGTCAACTATTGGTGTAGACGGAGTAGGCGAAGTATTAGACGTTGCCGAAATGATGGGTATTGTACAAAAAGGCGGGGCTTGGTATACAGTTGGAGAAGAAAGATTCCAAGGTAGAGCAAAAACCGTAGATTACTTAAAGGTAAATGCTGATGTTGTTGAAAAATTAAAAAAGGAAATATATGACAAATCTTGAGCAATTTTTAAACGGAACAAAAAAAGATCCATCTATATCAATGCAACCAGCAAGTGGATCTTTTTCTTGTCAAAATGTAGAGTGTAAAGAAGTTGTTTTTGAAGGATACATAGATAGAACAAACAATAGAATACATTGGGTATGTTCTCAAGGTCATGAATCGAGTGTTATTATATAATGTCTGAGCGTGGAGAAGTAAAGCGTGATGGAGCAAAAGCTCAAAAAAATAGTGGCAGAGGTGCTTATCAAAAAGGTGATTCCCAATGGCATGATTTTGTGGTTGATTATAAAGAGTATTCAAAATCCATCTCAATTTCAAAAGAAATTTGGTCGAAAATTTGTACGGATACTTTTAAAGTCAGCAGGGATAAATATCCAGTACTTAAATTAATTTTAGGTGGGGAAGGTCAAAAGACTAGACTTGCTGTGATAGAGTGGGCTTTGCTAGAACAATTAATAGAATGTTGGGAGACAAACAATGATTAGAGAAATTATATTAACTACAATAACTGGTATGGGCGTTGGCGCAGTATTTAGCGTATTTAAGCTTCCAGTCCCAGCCCCACCAGTATTTGCTGGGTTGATGGGAATTTTTGGTTTATGGCTTGGATATGGAATTGTTCAGAGGTTCATTTAATGTCAGTAGATAAATATACGGTTACAGATTTTCGTGAGTGGTTAGAGTTTGGCATTGCAAAAGGTTGGGTAAGCGATGTTTTTTGTGATACACATGATGGTGGTCCATTAACTGAAGAAGAAGATAAAGAGTGGTCAGATGGAGGAGATCCTTGTGCTACTCATATAAGGGTGTGGGATAATGACTGATTCAACTATAGATCAAATTAGTGCATTAACTGAGTTTAATGACATGAAAGAGTTTATGAATGATAAAGATCTTGACTATGCTCTTGATTTAATTATTAAACTTATTGCTAAACCAGATGTGCCTTCTTCAAAAGCTCCAGATCTTATTATTAAAATGCAAGCCCTGAGTGCAAAATTTGCAATGCTTTCTCGTTATTACACTACTTTTGAAAAAGGCGGGGAAAATGCAAAAAAGAAAAATGTATACTATACAGCAGAAGAAGCTATTAATAGAATAGTAGATGCGCTTAAATATTCAGCAAGGTATGGTGCATAATGAATATATTCAAAAAAATATTTCATAAGCACGAGTCTGTAAAGTCAAGTTGTCCCTACACTGGTTATACATATACGCTATGTGGTTTATGTGGCAAGCATTTAGAAAAACCAGTTGGGACACAAAATGGGTAGAAAAATTATAGGTAATTTAAAGTTTCAAAAACCAATGGATGATGGTTTTGATGCAAATGAGTTTGCAAAATTAATGGAAGAGGCGTATACAAATGTTGACAAAAGAGATACATTCACCCAAAAAAAGACATTTAGTCCTAGCACTATTGGTTATGGTCATGGTAACTGTCCTAGATATTGGTTCATTGCTTTTAATGGTGCTGAGTTTGAAGATAAGTTTGATGCTATGGCTAGGGCTAATATGGATAATGGTACGGCTGCTCATGACCGTATTCAGGCGGTTATGGCTAAAACAGGAATACTTAAAGCAACAGAAATTGAAATTACAAATGATAGCCCACCAGTTAGAGGATTTGCAGATGCTATTATCGAATGGAATGGGAAAGAAGTAATTGGAGAAATAAAAACTGCTAAGGATGAAGTATATTCTATGCGTCAAGCTGCCATGTCTCCAACTGGCAATCACTTGTTACAACTTCTTACCTATATGAAAATAAAAGGTGTAAAGCAAGGATTTTTTTATTATGAAAATAAAAATGATCAATCTTATTTAATTCTTCCAGTAAATATGAACGAAAGAAATGAAAAGATTATTGATGAAGTATTTGATTGGTTAAGAAAAGTTTATGCTAATTATGAAGAAGGTACTTTACCAGAAAGACCTTTTACAAAATCTAAATCTGCTTGTATGTATTGTCCAGTCAAATCTACCTGCTGGAAAGAATTAGGTGATGGAGAAGTTTTCATGCCTGCAATGGTGCCTCCAAAGTGATATGCATATACGAAGAATGCAAAAAAGAATTTGAACCAAAAACTCATAATCAAAAATATTGTTCAGACGAATGTTGCCGTACAGCTACTAATCAAAAGTTAAAAGAGCAATATTATGAAAGAAAAGAAAGACTTAAAGGTAAAAAACGTATTTGCAAGACTGCAAATTGTCAAACTTCTTTAAGTAGATATAATGAAGACAAGATTTGTGGCAAGTGTAAAGCGGATAAAGAAAAAAAGAAAAAAGATGATCTTATTGCGATGGTGAGAAATGTCTCTGGCAAAACTGGTAAAGCCTAAGTCTCATAAGGTATTGGGAGTAGATGCTAGCACAAATAGTATTGCTTTTTGCCTAATGAATGATAAAGTCCCAGTAAAATGGGGGGAAATATTTTTTGAAGGTGCGGATATATACGAAAGAATACTTGACGCAAAACGAAAAATTAAAGCTTTCAAAGATGAATTAGATACTGATTTTGTGGTTCTTGAAGCAGCAATATCCGTTAAAAGTGTACATACGGGTATTAAGATGGCTTACGTATTTGGTGCTATAATGGGAGAGTTACTTAGTGATAATATGAAAGTAGTAGAGGTCCACCCAATAACTTGGCAATCCTACATAGGTAACAAAAATTTTACTAAAATAGAGAAAGAAGCAATAAAAAATGAATTCCCAGGAAAGTCAGACAACTGGTATAAAGGAAAGATTAGAGAGCGCCGTAAGAATAAAACCATTGATTTTGTTCGCAGCATTGGCGTTGACACTGAAAATGATAACGTCGCAGATTCGGCGGGGATTGCATGGTATGCAGTAAATGAAATTGTATGATAGTCAAGCTTGGATACACAAGCGCTATGTAATAGAGAAAAAAACAATATTAGCTATGGCTATGGAAGCAAAGTGTAGTCACATGACTATACAAAGACAGCTTTTAAGATATGGCTACATCAAAAAACCTAGAAAGTGGACAAAGTGATCCCTGTTTTATCTATACCAGTTTTAAATAGATATGATTTGCTTGACCAAAATTTAGAAACAATTGATTACCCCATTGGTGAGATACTTATTATAAATAATGGTAAAGAAGTGTATGAACCAAAACGTAAAGATTTAAATGTAAGAGTACTTAATCTTCCATCTAATCTAGGGATGTCTGGTTCATGGAACCTTACAATTAAACTTTACCCGCATGAAGATTATTGGATGTTTTCATCAGCAGATACGTATTGGATCCCAGGTTCGCTAAAACAATTACATAATATTAGTAATGAAAGTAATATAATCATGACTACAGAAGCTTGGAGTGCTTTTTCTATTGGATCAAACATAGTTAGAGAAGTTGGCTTGTTTGATGAATATTTTTATCCAATATATTTTGAAGACAATGATTATTACGAAAGAGTTATGCGATCTTCAATCAAAAATAATTATATCGCTTCAGGAATAACAGTCAATGCTCCTCATGGAGCTTCACAAACTATAAATAGTGATGAAAAACTTATGAATAGAAATCATGAAACTTTTGTAAAGAATGAAGAATATTTTAAACAAAAACAAGAATCTGATTTCAAACTACTAGGTTCTTGGGATATTGATCGTAGAAGGGATCAAGAATGGCTGCGATAATTGGTTTACTTCCAGCTTCAGGTAGTGCAAGCAGACTTGGTGGTATACCAAAGTTTTGTTTACCATTAACCGATGAACAGAATATTTTACAATGGCATGTAGAACAAATGCTAAAAGTATGTGATATTGTAAAAATATCAACCAGAAAGAATTGGTTACCAATCGTTAATCAAATGGATTTGCCACCAGAAGCAGTAGTTTATGAAATTGAACCTTCAACTATGTCGGATGCACTTTTAAAAATGATGGTAAACCCAGATAGTAAATATATAATTGGAATGCCAGACACCTACATGCCTGGGTCAAATGGAACATTTTATTCAGATCTTGCTAAATCAGATGCGGATGTAACGCTTGCTGCTTTTGAATGTCATGATGAACTGGCGGGCAGAGTTGGACAAATTCTTTTTGATGAAGATGGTACATTAATAGATGCAAAAGATAAAGTAAAAGGTTGTCAATATCCTTATATGTGGGGAGCTATGTCAATACAGAATGTTTATATTAATGAAGAATTGCCTCACCCAGGAATACAAATTAAAGAATGGCTGGACGAAGGTAAATCCATTAAAGCTATTAAAGCAAAAGGAAAATATTTAGACATTGGAACTGTAAGCGGTTTAAAAATGTTATATAGGGAGGAATTGTAGTGTACACAGTAGAATACCCAAATAGAAATGGTTATCAAGCATGGATAACAGATTTGCAATTGATAGCAACTGGTGCCCCGTCTGGTTCAAAAATTATAACGTCTTGCTTAGAGATTATGGAAATGCTTATTAACAAAAATATATCCTATGGCGACTCAGCTTTAAGCCCAGTTAGAATTTTTGCACAATCAGATAGCATTGAGCAGATAAAAATTAGGATTGACGATAAAATAAATCGTGTAAAAAATAATCAAGGTTTTGCTGGAGATAATGATATTGATGATTTGATTGGTTATTTAATCTTACTTAAAATTGCGATTGACAAAGACAGGTTGCAGGGAGTATAATTAAGTATGCCTATTTATGTATACAGATGCGTTGATGATGAGAGCCATGCAACTCTTGAGATTACTCGTTCTATAACAGACGAAGAGGGCTTTTATAAGTGTGAAGAATGCTCATCCACAATGGTTCGTTATTACACGCCGTTTGGGATACAATTCAAGGGATCAGGGTTTTATAAAACAGACAATGGATAATGAAATAGAAATTGCAGGGCAGTTTGATCAAATGAATAAAGTAGTTGAAGAACTACTTAAGGGTAATACTCCCGTTCAAATTGCACGTAGGTTGGATATGACTCGTGTTCAAGTAACCACTCATATTGATAATTGGAAGATGATGGTTCAGGATAATACGGCTATTAGAGAAAGAGCTAAAGAAGCACTTGCAGGAGCTGATCAACATTATCAACTACTTATTTCATCCGCATGGGCCACAGCAGAAGATGCTGAGGAAGCGGGACAACTTGGAGTTAAAGTTGCTTCATTAAAATTAATTGCTGATATAGAAGCAAAAAGAATTGATATGTTAAATAAAGCGGGAGTTCTTGAAGATAGCAGTATGGCTGATAAGATTATAGAATCAGAAAGAAAACAAGAAATTTTAGTAGGTATTTTAAGAGATGTAACTTCATCTTGTGAAAAATGTAAATGGCAAGTATCAAGCAGATTATCAGAAGTTACGGGACAAGTTGAAGCAGTAGATGTTTGATTTTGACGATTTTATAGATGCCCTTGAAGGTGATGATTTTTTTGAAAAGCCAGCAACGCTAGAGGAATTTGTAACTAGTAGACATTATTTAGGTCTACCACCTCTTTCCGAATATCAATACACAATGATTAAGGCTTCTACTCAAATATACAGAAGAGATACCCTTCATAATCTTTATGGGTATGAAGAAGGCGAAAAAATATTTAAACAAACTTGTAGCGAAGTAATCTTACAACTTGGCAAAGGTTCAGGAAAAGATTACACTTCAACTATTGCTTGTGCCTATGTAGTGCATTTACTTTTATGTTTAGCAGATCCAGCCAGATATTTTAAAAAACCTCCAGGCGACTCTATTGATATTATCAATATTGCTATCAATGCTGTGCAGGCAAATAGAGTTTTTTTTAAAGGCTTTAATCAACGTATTGAAAAATCCCCTTGGTTTCAAGGAAAATATATTGCAAAAGCAAATATGGTTGAGTTTGACAAAGCTGTAACAGTTCACTCAGGACACTCAGAAAGAGAAGCTTGGGAAGGCTATAACGTTCTTATTGTTATCCTAGATGAAATTTCTGGTTTTGATTTAGAGTCAACATCTGGAAATGAACAGGCAAAGACAGCTTCATCTATTTACAAGATGTATCGTGCATCAGTTAACTCACGTTTTCCAGATTTTGGAAAAGTTATTCTACTTTCATTCCCACGTTTTAAAAATGACTATATCCAGCAAAGATATAATGAAGTTATTGCTGAAAAAGAAGTAGTTATTAGGCACCATTCATTTAAAGTTGATCCTGAACTTCCAGATGGAACAGTAGGAAACGAATTTGAATTAGAGTGGGAAGAAGACCACATTATTTCATATAAAATTCCAAGAACATTTGCTTTAAAAAGACCAACTTGGGATGTTAACCCAACAAGAAAAATTGAAGATTTTACAATTGACTTTTACACAGACCCAACAGATGCTTTATCTCGTTTTGCTTGTATGCCACCAGATGCTACAGATGCATTCTTTAAAAACAGAGCAGTAATTGAAAAAGCATTTAGTAATCCTAATATGGGCGTAGATTTTTATGGAAGATTTGACGATAGATTCCAGCCAGATCCCGATAAACTTTATTATGTTCACGTTGACTTAGCTCAAAAACATGACCATTGTGCTGTGGCATTAGCACACGTTCAAAGTTGGGTAACAATGAAAATTGGGGACAAGATGAAAGAAGCAGCCCCTAAAATTATTGTAGATGCTGTAAGATATTGGACACCAACTCAATCAAAATCAGTTGACTTTACAGAAGTAAAAGACTATATAATTAGTTTAAGAGAAAAAGGTTTTAACTTAAAAATGGTAACATTTGACCGTTGGAACTCACACGATATGATGCAACAACTTAAAGCTCATGGCATTAATTGCGAAACATTATCTGTGGCTAAAAAACATTACGAAGATATGTCTCTTTGTATTACTGAAGAGCGTGTGTATGGACCACATATTCAATTACTTATTGATGAATTGCTGCAATTAAGAATTGTAAAGGATAAGGTAGATCACCCTAGAAAGGGCTCTAAGGACCTCTCAGACGCTGTTTGCGGGGCAATATACAACTCTGTAGCGTTAACACCTAGGGACGCAAATCAAGACGTAGAAATCTATACTTATTCTGGGGTATTTGCTGATGAACTTGAACAATTAAGAAAAGAATCAGATTCAAGATTAAAACACACCATTAAGATGCCAGAAAGAAAACAAATGCCTGCTGATATACGGGATTTCATGGAACAAGATCTAGATGAAAACCACAGCGGGTTTGTAGACAATTTTACAATTCTCTGATAGACTACAGTCTCAATACTAACAAAGGATAAAAATGCTAGGTAATGGCGTAATGAAAACAATTGAAGATGATGAAGATATTTATATATCTTTAACTGAATTATGTGAATATTTTGCGCAGTCTGCTGTGAAAATGAGTGAAGAGGTTGAAACTGTTAATCCTTCAGAAAAAAAATATGCACAAGGTTTATTAGATATGATGCATACAATTGCAGATGAAATTGTACAATTAGGTAAATTTGAAGCACAAAGAAGATTAATAAATAATCCACAAGACATTTTAAATATGGTTGACAATAATCCATTCGGTAAGATAGAATAGTTTTATTGCCCCATAGCTCAGTTGGTAGAGCGCCGAACTGTTAATTCGGATGTCCCAGGATCGAGGCCTGGTGGGGCAGCGATGCGGATGTAACTCAGTGGTAGAGTTCTACCTTGCCAAGGTAGATGTCGTGGGTTCGAATCCCATCATCCGCTCGAAAAATAGACAACTACAACAGAAAGCAGTATACTTATAATGATGACAACAGAAGAAGTAATTGAAAAGCAATACATATTAAGTCCAGTTGATCGTTGTGATCAATGTTCTGCAGAAGCACTTGTTTTAGTAAAAGGTGTAACTGGAGAATTAATGTTTTGTGGCCACCATTATAATCAAAATGAAAAAGCACTTATTCCATTTGCTTATGAAACTATTGACGAAAGAGATAAGTTGATAGAAAATAAAAATATAGAACCCCCACACGCTTAATAAGAAAGAATAACATGACGAGATCTTGCGGTACTTGTACTAAATGTTGCGAGGGATGGTTAAGTGGAGATGCTTATAGTCATCCATTTTATCCAGGAAGACCTTGCCATTTTTTAGCTATTGGTAAAGGATGCTCTATATATAAAACAAGGCCAGAAGAACCATGCAAAACGTATCAATGTTCTTGGATAAAAGACATGAATATACCTGAGTGGATGAAACCTGAAGATATTTCTGCCATCGTAGATGAGCGTGAAATAAATGGTATTCCGTATTTTAATATTGTAGAGGCTGGTAAAATTTTAGATGTCAAAGCACTTACTTGGTTAATAGATTATTGTTCTGAAAATAATAAAAATTTATGTTATAGAGTTGAGGTAATTGAGCATTATCTGGGAAGTCCAGAATTTGTACAAGCAATGAAAAATAATAAGGGAAAATAGCTTAATTGGTTAAAGCACCTGTCTTATATGCAGGCGAGTATAGGTTCAAGTCCTATTTTTCCTACGGAGTAGTAGCTTAGTTGGTTAAAGCCCCGAACTCATAATTCGGTAATCGTAGGTTCGAGTCCTACCTGCTCTACAAGGTTATAGGTAACAATCTTAGGATGATATAGTTACATATACACACCCGAACTCGAAAGAGTTTACGGAGTGACAGATCCAGCAAGTTACGTCATGTGCAAACTGGAAGTCGCAAGTTACCTATAACCCCTAAGTCTTTATAGCTCAGCTGGTAGAGCAGCAGACTTTTAATCTGCGGGTCGTTGGTTCAAGTCCAACTGAGGACACCTGATATAATATAGTAAAGGGGTAATTATGAAAGTAGCAGTATATTCAATTGCATTAAATGAAGAAAAGCATGTAGAGCGTTGGGCTAAATCTGCAGAAAAAGCAGATTATTTACTTATTGCAGACACTGGTTCAACTGATAGCACAGTAGAAATTGCAAAAAGTTTAGGTATTAATGTGTTTGATGTTTCCGTTAAACCTTGGCGTTTTGATGATGCAAGAAATGCTTCTTTGGCTTTAATTCCCGCAGATATAGATTATTGTATAGCCTTAGACCTTGATGAAGTTTTAATTGAAGGTTGGAGGGAAGAATTAGAAAAAGCTTTTGAAATGGGTATAACTAAACCCAAATATAGATTTGTAACAAGTTTTAATCCAGATGGATCTGTAGGAACTGAATTTGATGGTTTTAGAATCCATTCAAGATGGGGATATAGATGGAAATATCCAATTCATGAATTGCCAGTATATTATGGTTCACACGAAAGTACGCAAAAATTTAACTTTGAAATTCATCATTTACCAGACAATACAAAATCAAGAGGTCAATATATGCCTTTGTTAAAAATGGCAGTAAATGAAGACCCAACAAGTGATAGAAATTCATTCTATTACGCTAGAGAATTATATTATGCAAGAAGATATGAAGAATCTATTGTTGAGTTTAAAAGACATCTTTCTTTACCGTCCGCTTGGTGGAAACCAGAGAGAGCAAACTCTATGAGAATGCTAGGGGAGATGGATAAAGAAAATGCAATTGATTGGTTTATGAAATCAATGGAAGAATCTCCAGGAAGAAGAGAGCCAATTGTTTCTATGGCACAACATTTTTATGATATTGGAGATCACGAAAGAGGATTATATTGGGCTGAAAAAGCTCTTGAAATAACAGAAAAGCCAACAGAATATTTTTGTGAGCAGTATGCTTGGGGTGGGAGAGTCTATGATATAGCAGCTTTATGTGCTCATTTTGTTGGTAAAAAAGATCTTGCTATTAAATATGGAGAAATTGCCCTTAAGTATAGCCCAGGAGATGAAAGATTGATTAAAAACATTGAATTTTACAACGCAATGATATAATTAGTGTATTAAATAAGTTTTACGGAAGATATTGGGGCTTTTATATATAAATAATTTATGGTATACTTATTTTTGGAGGATTTAAATGTTAACACATAGAATGATTGAACTTGCAAGCGACTCTGCCACTCTTCTTACAGTTCCCGCAACAGATGAAATAGATTATGCCAGGAGCCTTTCTATATCTATACAAAATTTAAGTGATACAAATGTTGTTTTCCTTGGAGATTCTACAGTTACTTCAAGTTCATACGGATATAAAATTGATGCATCTGCGGAGTTTGCAGTAGATTTGGCACCAGGTGATGAAATTTATGCAGTTTGTGATGCAGAACCAACACAAGTTGCAATTATTTGGATACAAAGCTAGTGCCAACTTTTTCAAGTAAAATTGGTGGTGGCAAGGGAGCCACGGGTCCAGCAGGTCCTCCAGGACTAAATTTTAATCTTAAAGGTGAAGTAGCAACAGAAGTTGCTCTTAATGCATTAACTGGAAATACCACCAATGACTGCAGAATTGTTACAAGCACTGGAAACTTTTATGTATGGACTGGATCATCTTGGTATGATGCAGGACAAATTGTAGGACCAGCGGGAGCCAATGGGTCTAATGGGTCTAATGGTCGTGGAATT